ATCACGATGTCGGCTGCACGGGTTGAGTTTGGCTTCAGCAACCGATCAATCCGCGCGTCCGAAAATCCCAGCCGCCTCATGACCTGCCGGCTGACCTCGATCGCGGCATCATGGTCGCCGTCGTCCAGGATGGGCTGATGAAGCGCGGCGTCCTGACGATTGTGATGGCCGTCGAGGTCAAACAGCTCGAATGAATTAGGCCGGGACGGCATGGGCCGACACCTTCGCCTTTCCGACATAGGCGTCAAAGCGCGCCATCGTCTCCTGGTCTTTCAGGTTCAGCGTGCCGTACCAGTCGGAGCCCAGCAGAAGCTCCCTGCCCTTGCCGCTGTCGGCGATGGCCCAAAGCGCTTTCGGGTTGCTGCTGTTGGCGAGCTCCCGAATTTCTGTCGCCTCGGAATCATCGATATCGAGGTTGCCATCGTCATCATCTTCCGATGGGAGCTCTTCGATAGAGCCGTTGTCGTCGGCCCACCGGTATTTGGCGCGATCGGACATGCCATCCCAGACGTCGTGCTGATCGTCTGTGATGTTTTCATAGATATAGTCGGGCGGATCCAGTTCCTCGGAAACCTGCTGTGCTCGCTCCTCGAACGCCTCGGTGAGCTTATCGATCAGGTCGTCACGCATCTGCGTCGTGAGATGAGCGGAAAGGTCCGGCGGCTTGATCCCCGGCAGGGTCAGCTGCTCCTTCGCTGGCGCGTCGCTGGGATCCCGGAGAGCCGCATCGTCGAACGCCCAATCCGGGTCTTTCCGGCCCTCATACCCCGTCTCATAGTGTACCCTCATGGCGTTCAGGATCTGGGTTCCGGTGTAGGGAATCGGGTTTTCGTCCTTAAAATGCTGCTCAATGACGTCGTTGACGACGTCCAGGGCCCAGGCCTGATCGCTGTCGAAATCGTGGGCCAGATGATCCTTGGCCTGGTCGAGCGCTTCGCCGTTATCGCGCCAATTGTCGATCTCGCTCTGCACAAACTCGTCGCGGGTGCTCCGGAGCCAGGCATCTCGAATGCGGTCCTGCTCCCCGGCGCTGATCTCGTCCCAGCGCTCCGGCCGATATCCGGAGCCGCTTGACCGGGTCCCATCGATTTTGTCGAGGATGTCGAGTCTCAGGCTATTCCAGGATGATCGATCCGGGACGTATCCATATTTTGCCCACGCATAGCCGCCGACATCGATGTTGGCGTGGACCTTGACCTTGTCGAGACCGAGCTTTTTGTAGGTCTGGACATTTCCGGCGAGGATTTGCTTGCCGATGGACTTGCTGGTCCGCGATCCCGTCAATTGCAGGAAGGCGCTCTGCGCGCTGCGGTCTCGCCAGTTGATGGTCCGCGTGTAGGTGCCGATCGATCTGCCGTTTTCGGCGAGGATACTCCCTTTGATCTCCCAGCTACCGTCCGCGTTGGTGTCGATCTGCATGGTCGCGTCAACGCCGCCGAGAAAACTCCGCTTGAATTCGGCGGGGCTCTCCCCGATGCGGCTGTCCCACTGCGCGACGAAGCGTTCGGCTTGAATTTTGTTGGCTTTGAAGTTGCCAAGGCTGACTTTGGCCTGTTCGAACGCGTCGATCTTGGCTTTCGCGTCCTGCTTCTCCGGCGCCGGCGCCGCGACAGGCCTAGACCCCGGCTCTGCCGGCGCTGAAGGGGCGCTTCCGCCACCGTCCGTCCATCGCCCGTCCTCATCGCGCGGCTGGTCGGGGCTGTAGCGCTCGACTTCGTAGCCGAGCGGGACGAAAACACCCGAGGTCACGTCGCATGACTTCCATCGCTCGCATCGCTTTCATCGGCCGCGTCGTCCTGGGCCTGATCCTCGGCGGCGGCCTGATCTCTGGGATCGGCGGTCTGCGTCGGTGGCCGCCCATGCTGGTCGACCCGGCTGGCGTCGATATCGAGGACGATGCCGAGCGCATGCGCTCTGTCGAAAAACGCCTTGAATTCCTCGAGGTCATTGCGCCAGTCGCCGCCGAACGACGCGATGAACTGCTGCGGCGTCATCGCGCCGGCGCGCACCGTGTTCTTGGCCGCGTCGAAATCCTTTTTCGGGTCGATCATCTCCTTGGCCGGAACGACCCAATCGACGGGATATCCTCCCCTGCGCGGCCTGAGCTTGCCGGCAAGGATCGCGCGGCTGATAAAGCGGTCCCATGTCGGCCGGCACAGCATCGGGATGACGACATGTTTCTGCAGCTGGCCTACGAGCCGCCAGAAATCGAGCTTGCCGGCGCGCAGCGAGGAGTAATTCGCCTGTCGCAGATCGCCGGTCGCCTGGTCGTAGGTGCAGCCGACGCCCGCCGCGATGGCCTGCAGGTTGAACATCAGGATCGGATCGACCTGGGTGGTTGAGGTCGGCTGAGCGAACTTGATGTCCTGACCGATGCGCAGCTCCTTGAGCATGCCGGGCTCGAGCGTGGTCATCGAAGCGTTCGGCAGCGACAGGTCGGAGCCATAGCCCGCCGCGTCGGGGTCAACCAGCGGCAGTTGCGAGCTGTCATCGTTCACGATGAAGCCGGCGAAGCAGGCTTCGACCCGGGCCTTGACGTTCACCGCGTCGAGGAAGTCGGCGAGATCGCGCGCATTGGTCATGATCGGCGCGAACCACGACACGCCGCGCACCTGGCCCGGCCGCAACACCTTGAACATGTGCATCAGGTCTTGGCGCGGGACGAATTTCGACGTCAGCGCCACTTGATTGATGGTGTCCATTTCGCCGGGGTGGTAGGGCCAGAGCCAAAGCCCCTGCCATTCGTCATATTGCCCCATGGCGACGCCGAGCCGGGTCCGCTGAACGCTGGACGGCAGGCCTTCTGTGACCAGGCTGCCGCCATAGAGCCCGTCGCGGAAATGGTCGATGAAGTCCGCCTCCAGCAATTGCAGTTGCATCGGCACGGTGCGCGCACCTTCCATCTCCCGATCGATGAAGCGGCAGGCGACGTCGCCGGACTCGATCATGGAGCGAACGGCCAGCACCTGCATCGCTGCGAAGCTCAGGTGACCGGTGACGTCGGCCTGGATTTGCCATTCGGCCCATAGCTCGTTGACGAGCCGGTCGATGCCGTCCTTGCCGGATGCACTGATCGGAACGATGCCGTTGCCGACGACATGCGACGGCACGATGTCGAGGATGCGCGCGGCATAGGCGTTGTTGCGGCCCAGTTCACGCGCGCGGTCGCGGAGCGGTTTCAGCGCCGCGGCGATCTCTGAATTTGCCGAGACGCCGGTCGCGCGCCAGGAGGACGACCGCCGGCCGGCGCCGGCCCCCTCATAGGTGCGCAGGGCATGGCGCGCCTTGGCCCGCGCGGCGCCGCGCGACGGCGAGAAGTAGCCGATCAGCCGGTCCAGCGCGTTCATGACGCTTATCCGTCGCCTGGACTGCCGAGGGGGCCCTGGTAGCCGCGATCATGCGCCACCAGGATGCTCGCGGACTGCGCGGTGTCGAGGCCCAGCGCGCGCCGGATGATCGCGCGTATCCGGAGCATCTCGTCGAGCGAGCGATAGGACACGCGCTTGCCGTCGTAGGAGACTTCCGTGGTGCCGGCGGCGATGCCGTTCTCGATCGCGTCGAGTTGCGTCTGGGTGAACGCCATGGGACTATCTCCGATCCATCCAATTGCCGCGGGCACCGACAAAGCCGCGCGGCGGCGCGGCGCGCTGCCGTCGGGCGGCGATGAGCGCCTGATGCGTGTCTTCGGGTAGCACCTCCGGTTGCGTCATGGGGATGTCGGAAGCGAGCCTGTCGCTTGGCGCCTCGCTCACCGCGTATTCCAGCTCTGACTGAATGAAGCGCGGCAGCGATTTGCGCATCGCGAGCGCGCCGACGAATGTATCGAGCGCCTCGTTGCGGTCTCGGATCTGCTCCCACACCGCGTAGGACTGTCCCATGCGCTTGCGGACGACGCGGCGCTCCGAATTCAGCTGCTCGAAATATTCCGGGCCGAAATGATCGGCGACCGGGAAGTGAATGAAACCAGGCCTCCGCGTCCCGGGCTCCGGCGGATCGATCCGCAGCCGCGCATAGATCGCCTCCTTCGCGGTATCGACGCCGATCAGGTAGAGCGCGTCGCCGCGCTTGGCGCGTGTCGCCCGGCCTGGCCAGATCGGACGCGGTCCGGCAATGCCCTTGCACGCAAAGATGCGCCGGCCGCGCCGCGGCGTGCAAAAAGAGAACACCTGAGCGCCATGGTGGCCCCCGGTATCGATGCCGAACGCGGCCACGGCCAGCCGCCGGCCCGAGACCGTCTGGTATCGCTCGCGCAGGAGCGCATCGAGCTCTCGCCAGGCCTGAGGCTGCGCCGGGTCCTGATGGATGATCTCGTAGCGGAACGGCCAGGCCTCCTCGTCGGCGCCCCAGCCGACAAGCTGGACTTCAAGCCGGTTGCCCTGCACGTCGCAGAACCCGGTGATGACCTTGACGGCTTCGGGCAGATCATCGCCGCTATAGGTTTCGGCGCGCTTGATGAGGCCCGCCTCATCAAACGCCTCGTTGTAGGTCTGCTCCCACAGCTCGGCGAGCGCGGTGTTCGTCCACTTCCGGAGCAGCTCTTGATCGTGCTGAGCTTCGAGGAACTCCTTGACGATCTCCGGGAGGCGATGCCGCTTGGAGTAAAGCTTGCTGA